CTTCTTCAATATTTATATTATCTACTAAATTATCAGAACTAATATCAGCCATTAATAAATCTAAACAATCATCAGTATTCTTTTCCCATGCTTTTCTAAATTGGATAATTTCATCACCATCAGATTTAATATATTTCAACCGATTTCCTTGCTTAACAAGCAATCCTTTCTTTTCTGCTAAATCTACTAATCCACTATTTGGATTCATTCCTGTTTCATACGGAATCTTAACTTGAACTGCTTCAAATGGTTTAGCATATCTAGTTTTCATTACCTTACATGCCGCACGAATTCCATGCACTTCCGAAGTTTTATTACCTTCTAAATCTTCTTTTAATTTAAGTTTTCGCATCGCAACTACAATAGAACTAGCATAAATAAATCCTTGACCGCCACTAATTTTATCATCAGGGTCAAACATATCTTGACTTGCGTAGGTATGATTTGTTGCTACAATGCCTACATTATATGCACCAATCATATTAACTGTATTACGAACTAATGCAGTTAATGCTTTTGGTTTACGACCTAAATCACCTTTAAGATCGCCAGCTTCAAACTGTTTTACATCTGTAGGAGTGAGTAGCATACCAAGACTATCAATCACAAACAATACTTTTGGTCTATCTTCTTCATCCATTGCTTTATAACTATCCATAAACTCACTAATAGTTTTAGCAACATCATCGATCATACACATACTAAGTTTTAATAGTTTATCTTCACTTGTATCAACACCAAGTGCTTGTAACCATGATTCATCTAATGCATTTTCGCTATCGATTAATACAACAAAAATACCTTGTTCTTGTGCATTTTTTACAATATTACCCGATGCGAAGTAGGATTTCCCGGCTCCAGATTCTCCTGCAAAAACTGTTACTTTTCCCATTGGAATACCTTTGTGAAAATCTCCACTAATAAGATAGTTCAATGCATAACTTCCTGTACTAACCCAATCAGTAGGGTCAGTAAAACCAATCGATAACCCATCAATTGATTTCGTAATGCTTTTTCTAAACTTTGATACATCAAACGGTTTTGTCATTTATTTTTCTCCTGTATTCCTATATTTTATCTAATAAATCATTTTGTATGAATTTATATATTTCATTTGCATAACTTTCGTATTGTTTTGGTCCTGGATGGGAATTATCAGTTCCCACATCCTCAAATAATGGTGTATAATGCTTCGTTAAATTTTTATCAGTTAGCCATTCTAACTTATTATTTTTATTATAATATTAACTTCCTATGTATAAATTATTAATCATTGTGTAATTTCCAATATTCATCATAATATCGACCAATTAAATTTGGATTAAAATCATCACATTCTAGCCAATTATATAATACTTCCATTGATTTTAAAAAATTATCTTTATTAAAATATGAATTATCAACATCGAGAGATTGTATATTTTTATCACTTATATCAGGCCACTTGATATAAAATTTGTCAATTTCTTGTTTTACTAAATCTGGTATTTGAAGATTATTTACGTTATAATTATTATCTTCAAATATGTCCCAATCAGGCCAGTCATCACCCTTTAAATAATTATACTTTTCTTCACAATAATTTCCGAAATATTCATCACTTTGTTTATTTGCGTTAATAGGTGATTTTTTATTAATTGCTAATTTATGAAATTTTTTAAAATTCTTAAATTGCAACAACTTCATATTAGGAAAAACTTCAAAATATAAATGAAGATTTTGAAACTCATACGATGGTGTTTCGCTAAAAAAAATTAATTGTCTTTGTGAGATATCTTCTATCATACACTGTACAGGAGACTTTCCATTCTTTAGTAAAGCTAAACTTTCAGGTAAATACGTAGCAAACGCACCTGGCATTTTATAAAAACTACTCGCACTAAACTCATATGATAACCATTTTGTCATACACGAATATGTAGGCAATGTATTCAATGCTATATTCAATCTATATTCATAATCATTAGTATTATTAATTAAATGTTCATATGCATCGACACTAAATGGAATAATATTCCGACTCATACCTAAACAATTCATAATCATTTTGCCACCCGTATATTGCGGATAACTCATTAATAATAATTTTCCTTGTTTTAATTTTTTCATATGTTAATCTGTAGGAGGAATATATCCAAATACCTCAATGCATTCTTGTTTTATATGGTCTGGTAAACTATCAAAACTATAACAATCAGGCCATGATTCATCTTTAATTTGATTATAAAAAGTTATCCATTGTGTTTTACTATTTTGAGCATGACTAAATATATCACTTTGTATAATACTATGATATGTATCATCCAAACGATAATCTATTAATTCCCAAATTCTATCTGCATAGTAATTTGTTAAATACGTATTATATAATTCATATTCAGACATAAATATCTTATGCAACGGCGTATCTGATAATGGATCATCATACACAATATTTCTATAAACAGCCAATTGGTTATCATTATTAAAATTTTCTACATGTTTTCTTAGAGATTGTAAAATATCTGTAGAAAAAATCATACTTTCTGTTAAAAATCCATTAGTTGCTGTAATACCAATCGCTTTTTTAACAAAATCAATTGCTGTACATTTTCTGTTATAAAAAACTTTGTATTTATTGTTATTTTTCCATTGAATATGCTTAACATATCTAACTTCAGTATCACATAGTAGCACATCACCCTCTAATATTTTATCAAGATTAAGTTTTAGAATTTGTTGTTTTACCCAATTGTGTTTGTGTACATTTTTATACACAAAATCAGGATCAATTATATCCCAAATCTCATTATCTAAAATTGTCTGAAAACCACTAATATTAATATTAGTGTTAGAAATTATAATTTTTTTCGAAATATCATCTTGGACATTTTGTTCGATAGATTTTATACATTCTTCCAATAAACTCACATGATCTATCGAACAAAATACAACAAGATGAACATTATTTACCATTACTTAACTGACTTATTATGCCTGTTGTCTAGCTCTAATTTGCGCTAAAATGTCTTCAGCCTTACTAGAAGATGCTGGTTCTGATTTTTCTTCAACCTGCGGTGTTGTATCAAATGGAACATCATCGACTGTTTCTGTAGATTCGACCTTTGTAGCTGGTGCTGGTTGAGTTTTTGATGTATCAGGTTTAGCCATGCCACCTGGACGATAATACTGACCCCAACGATCTGGATCATATGCTTCACCATCAACACTTGCCTCGAACATTTCTTTAATAACTTTTAACTCAATTTCACCAGGTTTCTTAGGTAAGAAATCAGCAAGGTTATTTAATTTATATGTTTCAATTGCTTCTAACTCAGCTTCAGTAAGTGCGGATTCTTTACGAGACCAATTACTAGTTGAATAATCTGCATAACCACCTTTACTTGTTTTAGTTGCACGGAAATCAAGACCTTGAACATAATCAGTTGGTAACTCTTCCATCTCTGGATCCATTAAGCTACTCTGAATAATCTTAAAAATCTGTGGACTAATCATAAACCGACGAATTGGATTCTCTGGTGGTGTTTCTTCACTTAGTGGATCTTGGTGTACAAATCCTTGAAATAAATAACTACGCTTTTTCCAATATTTACGACCCATATCTTCTAGACTTGAATCTTTAAACCAAGGTCGAACTTCAGTTAATACTGGACAAGTTTCATTTGGACCATACATTTCCATACATGGTACTTGTACAATTACATTCTTTCCATCACCATTCTTAATTCCATTAAATGGCAATTTAATCATTGCTCGCTCTACCCAAAAGAACGGATTTGATGTATTACCATCAGGCAAGAAACGCAATGTTGCTGTATCTCCTTCGTTAATATTCCAGTGTGGGTAAATTGTGTTATCACCTGAAAAGGTGTTTGATGAGTTTTTGTTTTCTTGTGCCGCTAAACGAGCACGAATATCTGCTAAAGATGCCATAATTTTTCTCCTATATTAGACCTATGTTTCTTTTTTAAGTTTTGCCTAGATCGAAACTTCCTTCGCGAAAATTTCGAACAATTACGCTTTACTTGAATACAAGTATAACGTATCTTTATTTATACTACAATAAGTTTTTTTAATATTTTAATCTTGATCTAAGAATAACAACAATTTAGTTCTAATATCTTTTAATGTTATATTTTCAAACCATTCACCATGAACATGGTTTTTTTGGAATTCACGATGTAAGTATTTTTCAGCTTTTTGTGGATTTTTCCGTTCATCTAAATATTCTAATTGCAACGGATGGGGGTTACCAGTTTGCAACGCTTTCATTCTACGTTCTATATTATTAGTAACCCCTATTTT